CTCAAACTATCTTAGAACTGAATGCAGTCATGCGTAAGATGTTCAAAGAGGAAACTGTTGTTGGTGTATCTTTGAAAAAGATCAGCGGTAACACTGCTAAGTGGCAGAAGTATAACGTAGAGGATATGGGTCTTACTGACACATATAATTACGACACTAAAGAGTTTCAGTGTGATCTGTCTATGAAAAATGAGGTAGACTTTCAATCATTAGCAGTTCGTGTAATTGTAGAAGGTAACGGTGCATCATATAATTTCCAGATCCAAGGTAATGATACTAGTAAAGAATCAAATCTAAAGTTTGAACCTACTGAAAAGGGAGCATCATCTGCTCGTATGGGTAAGGCACCTGTTGCTATGGTTGCAATGTTATTGAAGGATAAGAAAGTTGATTTTGTAAATGATCACAAGAAATACCCTGCTACGGTGGCAGAATTTAATAAAGAAATTGATGAATATAAAACAATCTTCAACAAATTAAGAAGTAAGGGTGTAAGTCTAGGTGAGACTGATCCTGATAAAGCACTAGGAAATATCGCTGCAGTGTTCTTAAGTAAACCACATGCTGCTAAGAGTAAACTGATGGGTATGAAGTTCATTCATTCCGTTGTTACTATGCCTAAAAAGAAGATGGATGAGTTCATGACGGACATGGTTTTTATTGCAGCGAAGAAGGGAAAACGCTTTGGACCATTTGGAAAACTGTACTAGGGGTAGCTGCCGATCTGCCTGTGGATGTGCTATAATATGGGTATCAGATACGGAAGAGACCTTGCCCAACAAGCACCTTGAACATCCAGAGGACAACCTTTTCAATGGGGTAGATCCTCATGAGGTTCTAGATTCTCTGATCACGTTTGAGTCTGTCTCTACTAAGTGGGACGGTGCTCCTGCTATCGTCTTCGGTCATAACGAAGGTAAGTGGTTTGTTGGTACTAAGTCTGTCTTCAATAAAAAGAAAGTAAAGATCAATTATAGTCCTGCTGATATTGCTCGTAACCATCAAGGTCCTGTTGCACAACTTCTAACCGCATGTTTCTACGCATTGCCTCGTGTGCATGGTATCTATCAGGGTGACTTTATTGGTTTCGGTGGTCGTGATATTTACAAAGCAAATACTCTTCAGTATAAGTTTCCTTCTGTTGTTAAGGAGGATGTTATTGTTGCTCCTCATACAAAGTATACTGAGATTAGTCCTGATGCTGTTGCTTCACCGTGTGAGTATGTCACACTGACTGGTACTCATCAAACCAACAAAACATATAAGTTTCTTCGCAATCAAGCACGTTTGACTGTACCAAAACGCGCAAAAGTTCTGGCACAAGCAGCAAAACTATTGATTCCTCTCTGCAAGTTCCCTAAAAACGGTGCTATATACAAGCAACACGTCAATAAGTTTGTCAGAAATGGTGTACTTCCGCGTGCTTCTGTAGTCTACGATGCTTTGCCTGATAAATATAAGTGTGAAGTCAACGTAATGACTTTCAGACTCTATAATATAATCCTGAAATTAAAAGATATCCTTCTCTCTGCTGCTTCAGCGGATGAGGACGTAGAATGTTATCTACGAGGCGTACCATCTTCTCACGAAGGGTTCGTTCTTCACGGTAAGCATTCTGTGAAATTGGTTAATCGTTTGGAATTCAGTCAAGCAAACTTTAACTTAAATAAAAATTGGACGAATGAAAAAGTTTAGCGACTTCCTTACCGAAGCAGCAAAATCAACCGCAGGGGACGAAGCAAAAAAGAGAGGTTTATCTCACGTTGGATACGGTTACTATGGTAAGCCTGATGGCACCATTACACACCGATCCGTTAACGGTAAACTTGTAGAGCTTTCTCCTGAACAAATTGCGGCACGGAATGGACAACCAGCAGAACAACCACAAGCGCAAGATGGACAAGCAGGCGATCAAAGCGAGAGCACTAAAGGTCCAGTGTCTATTACTTTTGGAAGATTCAATCCACCTACTATTGGACATCAAAAACTCATTGAGCGAGTAGCTTCTTCATCTAAAGGTGGAGAGTATAAGATTTATCCTAGTAGGTCACAAGATCCTAAGAAGAATCCTATTGATCCTGAGACAAAAGTACACTACATGCGTCAGATGTATCCTGACCATGCACATGCTATTGTCAACAATGAGGAATTCAAAACTATTTTTGATGTACTAAAGGCACTACACAATGATGGGTATAGCAGTGTTAACATTGTTGTTGGCGGCGACCGTGTTGCTGAGTTTGACAACCTCGCAAATAAGTACAACGGAAAACTCTACGAATTTGAAGAAATAAAAGTACAAAGTGCTGGTGATAGAGACCCCGATTCAGACGGAGTTGAGGGTATGTCTGCCTCTAAAATGAGAAAGGCAGCAGCGGATAATGATTTCGCAACTTTCCGTCAAGGTATTCCAGCAGAATTAAAAGATGCAGATGCTAAGGCACTGTTTAACGAAGTTCGTGGTTCTATGCAAATGGAATCTATTGAAGACTTCGGTGATGCATCATATATTCTGCATGAAATTGCACCTAAGTTAGATGAGAATTCTCTTAGGGAAGCATACTACGACAAAAAAATCTTTGCCGAAGGTGTATTCATTGAGAATATGAATACAGGTGTAGTAGGAAAGATTGTGAAGCGTGGTGTAAATTATGTCATATATATTGATGAGCATGATACCGTCTATAGAGGATGGTTGAAGGATCTCGTTGAAAGAAATGACATCCATGGTTTTGATTTTACCCCTGCAGGTTTAATCGGAACTCCTGAGTTGGCGAAGAAAGTCTTGCAAATGACACCTGGCCAGTTCATCAAAAAGATAAATAAAAGAAACAAGGTTGCTGTCAAATGAATCTCAAAGAATTACCTGATATGACCGATGCCTACAGGCAGGTCTATGAAAAGAAAGCCGCAAAGGATTATGACGGTGATGGCAAGGTGGAATCTGGTGCCAAAGAACATGCTGGTGCTGTACATAATGCTATCCAAAAGAAGAAAGGTCTGAAACCAGACGGTAAAGACACTCGCAGTGAGGCTGT